GAGGAATTGGATTACGAAACAGAAGATATTGTTAGTGGCCTAAAGTCTATCGTAGGCAATGCATATCAAGCATTCTACAGAAGACTTTCAGGTGTATCCAACTACAACTTTGAGCCAAACGAAAGGGAAGTAGCTTCCATTTCAAAGTTCATAGATCTTTTGTCAGGTAAATATGAAAGTATAAATGGTATAGGTGTAAATTACATCTACAACTATTTTGTATTTCAATTAGACTATTGGGCAAATCTAGATACTAGGTTTGGTAAGAAGATCCCCCTGTCATGGTTTATTGGCAAGAAGGCCTTCGAAAGATGGCTTGAAAGGCCAGAACATGACCTCTGGCATGCCCATAGGACTGCAAAGCAATATGGAATGAATGAATGCATGTTAAGGGATAAAGATCCTTCAATAAAGGCTACTAAGATTAGTGTAAATGAAGAGCTGGAAAAGAACAGGTTTTATGGTGAGAGAAGTGGGCTGATTAACTGTCTAGAAACAACAACTCTATACAACCATAGATCCACACTATGCTTAAGCTGCACACACAAATCTGACTGTAAGAAAATGTTGAAGGTTGAATATCCAAAGATTTATATTTTAAGAGGCTATTTGAAAAATGAAAAGAACTCCATTAAAAAATAACGGAAAAGGACTGAAGACAAACAAGCCTCTCCAATCTAAAGGATCAGGACTAAAGCAAAGTAGTAGTCTGACCTCTAGAAAGAGAATGAATGTAAAGTCTCAGAAACAAAAGTCGATTGAGAGTGACTATAATAAGATGAAGAGGGAAAACTTTAAGGCTGATCAGTTATGTACTGGATGCAAAAATAGTAATCAGTCTACTCCATCTCATCTCATTCCTAGAAATAGAAGAAGAGATCTTGTTGCTGAAAAAAGAAATGTTAAGCCACATTGTTTGACTTGTCATAGAATGTGGGAGGGGCCAGATAGAGTAAATCTTCTGGATTATGAAGAGAACATGCAAATTGTAAAAGAATTAGATTATGAATATTATCAAATTTTAAAAAGAGATGAAAGTTGAATGTTTAAAAGAAGCAAAAGAAGAGGCAATAAGGTTTCTTAAGAAAGTAGAAAAATTAGAGAATGCAGCTAGGAATAAGGAGATTGATGTGCGTGATGGCAGATACAACTCCTACAGTGCATCTAAACACTGTAGTGCAGTTAAAAGGTCATCTATGGACTTGACTAGATCATTAAGTGAATTAAGAAACAATAACTGGTAAAGATATGAAACACTTAAATGATGCTAGTGAAGATTACGTCAATCATCATGACGGTAAGATTAGACCTATCTCTAATATAGATGGAGAGATAATTAAGGAAATCATTCAGATATTGGATCTGAGAGGTGGAAATAAGGATCTGGTATCTATAATGAAGAAATGGAAGAAAGATCAAGACGGTCAAGTATTGGATCAGTTGGTTCAGTATGGATTGACTCTTGATGATGAGACAGGTGAAGCATCAGGCGAGAAAGGGTCATCTAAGAAAGCAAAGCAATTAATACAAGTTGAAGATGTAATGCTTGATGTAAGAGGAATGATGGTTGTACTGTCTTCTGATTACTGGAGTGGGTCTGAGGGATGTAGAGTATACTCAATTAAGATAAATCCAGAAAACATGGTAGCACCTTCAGTAATGTACAGAAATGTTGAGATAGTATCTATCTCTGAAGACTATAGAGATAAATTATTAGAGAAGGTAAAAAGAGAATTGGAAAATAATACAAATGTTGAATTTTATAAAGCGTAACAAAAATGGACAGCAAAATAATTATATTGAAGCCAGGCAAGGACTTTACAACAATAGGACTTGCCTCCTTCTTAAACAAGAAGTTTGGAGGAAAGAAAACAGGAAAGAAATTTACAATAGGTGACTTACAGCAATATGCTATGAGAGGTAGGTTGCCAGAGGATTACGGAGGTCATCCAATTGAAGTTAGTGAAAATGGTCAGATCGGAATTAAAATTCTAAAAGTGGATTTTACAAGATCAGTATTTGATGACAAAAAGAAAAAAGATAACTAACTTTGATAAGTATGAAATAGATGAGAATGGCATTGTCTATTCTGAGTTCACAGGTAAAGAGAAATCACAATTTATTGCTAGTGAATACAAGCATGTAACATTGTATGGCAAGTATGGGTTAAGACAAAGTAAGTCTATACATAGGATGGTTGCAGAAGCATTCATTCCTAATCCAGAAAACAAACCATGTGTTAATCATAAAGATGGAAATAAGATGAACAATCATGTATCAAATTTAGAATGGGTAACTCATAAAGAAAATACAAGACATGCTATGGCATCAGGAGCCATGAACAATCATGGTGAAAATCATTCAAGATCTAAGCTTAAAAAGGATCAGGTGCTGGAAATTAGAAGAAGACTAAAGGAAGGTGAACATCCCTCTACTCTATCACAGGAGTTTGGAGTAACAAAAAGTACAATAGCATCCATAGGAAAAAGAAGAACATGGAAGCACATTTAAAATGAACGTAAAATGGCAGGTAATTTAAACAACATTATAGTTTATGACCTAGAGACTGGAGGCCTAACGGCTGGAGTGCATGGAGTATGTGAAGTTGCAATGATTGCAATAGACTTCAATACCCTAGAAGAACTAGGAAGATATGAATCGATTATACAACCTTATACCAGAAGAGATGGTACTGAAATGGCGTATGAACAAAGTGCATTTAAGGTAAATGGATTATCTCTTAAAAAGATTCAGAACGGAAAGCCGTCAACTCAGGTAGCAAAAGAAATAAAAGAGTTTGCAGCTAAATATAAAAGTAAGTCAAAGAAGCCCATACTAGCAGGACATAATATTGACAAGTTTGACAATCCACACCTAGCAGACTTTTTAGAATGTCACAGAATAGATGCATTGAAATTGTTTGAAAATGACTCTATAGACACATTGAAGTGGGCCAGATTGAAGTGGATAGCAGATCCAGAAATGTCTAAGTTTAACTTGGGTGTATGTTGTGATAAGTTAGGGATAAGACTATTAGATGCCCACTCAGCAATGCCAGACACTGAAGCAAATGCAAAGCTGCTGGTTAGTATGTTGAAGTCATTAAGAGGAGATGGTGAAGTAGTAGAGAAGGATGACGGTAGTAGATTTAGAGAATCATTTAATTTTTAGAAATGCCTAGACAAGAGAAGGGACTATTTACACTAGAGGGAAGACCTCTAAATTTCAGTCAGCAAAATAACATCTACAATACCGTAGAGAGAATAATAGATGGACTGGATGTTGGTGCTATGAAAGAACTTTCTGGAGGCATGACAAGTGATATAGATGAGTTATTTGATACACTAGTTAAGGAGACAGTAAAAGTATTAAATAGTGACCATACTCATTTAAACGTAGGATCGTTTGGGTATCTAGATAGATTTACCGATTCCGTTGAAGAGACATTAAGGTGTAGTTCACTAAACTATTTTATTTCATCAGTACTTCCAGACTTTATACTTGGATGGCACAATTTAGAGTGGGGTAACTTAGTGCAAATGAACAGGTTACTGTGTATATTGGCTGCAAGAGATCATGGCAAGAGCTATGAGTTCTCCTTTGCATACCCACTATGGCAAATGTATCGATATAGAAAGTACGATTCATTAGGAAAGTTGGCTCCAAAAGAATTTAGAATGGCCAGAGAAGGTATGCTAGTGACCAATGAATATGGTCTAGCAGCACACTTCTTAAGAATGATAAAGGAGGAGATAGAAAACAACGACATTTTATCTCAGAGACTTCTACCAGACTCTAAGGTTCAAGGGTGGGGAAATGAGAGAATAACGGCCAAGAATGGTGCAGAGATGTACATAAAGTCAGCAGGATCTAAGATTAGGGGACATCACCCTACATGGATTGCAATGGATGATTTCTTAAATGAATCCTCTCTATATAGTCAAGATCAGAGAGATAAGTACTGGAACATATTTTCAGCAGTCATATTTCCTGCATTATCGCCTGGAGGTCAATTAGTAATGGTAGGAACCCCATTCTTTGAGAAAGACTTATATGGCACATTAAAAGAAAAAGGAGCTGCAGAAAAAGGAGCAGACCTATTTAAGATATTTGAATATCCTGCAATATTTCCAGACGGAACATTACTGTTCCCAGAGAGACATACTTATGAGAGCATAATGCAGAAACAAGCATTACTAGGTTCCTTGATATTCTCAAGAGAGATCCTTGTAAAGCCCATATCTGATGGAGCAACAATATTTGGGTGGAGTATATTGAGAAACTCTATCAAGGGACAACAGGAAGTTAAGTTGGTTAGGAATATTGATGAGGCAAAGAGGAAGTTTATTAGGGTTTCAGTAGGATGTGACTTTGCAATATCTTCATCAATTGGGGCAGATTACTCATGCTTCACGATACTAGGTCAGGATGAATACGGACAAATACACTTCCTAAACACATGGAGGAGGGCAGGAGCAAGTTATTCACAACAAATGGCAGCTCTAAAGAAGATCAATAGAGATTTTAGGCCAGATGTGTTTGTGGTAGAGACAAATGGAATGCAGGAAATATTCCTTCAAGAGATGGAGGCAGCAGGACTTCCAGTGGTAGGTCAAGTGACAGGAGTTAACAAGAAGTCATTCTATAAAGGAGTTCCTGCACTAGCTATATTATTTGAGACTTCAAAAATAAAGTTTCCATATGGTGATGAGAGATCAAAAAATATTACAGACCTTTATCATTCTGAATTAAACAGTATCACATTTTTAACAGACTCTGGAAAGCTAGAGAGCACTACTCAGCATGATGACTGTGGTATGAGTTTGTGGCAGGGAGTTAAGGGGCTTAAATGGGGAGTAGATAAATTCGACTTCTCTTTTATTGGATAACTAATAAAAAAAAGATTGTATGCAAGGATTGAATCCAAATTTCGTAACGGAATTACTCAAGATATGCTTGAGAAATAGAAGGGTATTTGAATCAACAATACCTCACATGAAGCCATCATTTCTACCAAATGAAGAAACTGAGGCAGTATGGTCAACAATGGTTAAGTACTATCAGGCTACAGATAAGCTTATAACAATAGGTTTACTATCACAGGAGTATAGTAAAGAAATGAAAGCACTCAATTTGATTGCAGACATAAAAGAAGCAAATCTTCCAGATAGTGAAGATGTACTTGAGCAATTAGGTGAGTTTGTAAAGAGTAGTATGTTCTATGAAGCATACGACAAACTATCAGACCTATATAACCAAGGAAAAAAAGATAAGGCATATGAATTACTGAGAAATACATCAGAATCAATTGCAGAGTTTTCCATAAAAGAACAATACTTCACTAAACTATATGGCAATATAATGGATAGACATACATCTAGGGCTGCCAAGAATGAAATGGGAGTAGATGAGTCTGACAAAATACCTACAGGAATTGATCAGTTTGATGATATAACTAGAGGTGGAGTAAATAGAGGAGATATATTTTGTGCATTGGCTCAGTCAGGTGTGGGTAAATCGAAACTGTTAAGGCATGTTGGTCTACATGCATCTAGGAGAGGCTTTAAGGGACTACATGTATCTGCAGAGGGTACTTTGGATGAAAATCTAGACATGTATGATGCTGGAATGTCAGGACAGAGACTTTGGGACATTGAAAAGGCAAAATTGGGACAGGATACTTTAGATAAGATTAGGAAAGCAGCCAGAGACATATCAAACAAGGGCGGTGAAGTATTTATAGAGGCATTTGAACAATTTGATACAGCATCACTTGCAGACGTAAGAAATCTCATTATTGAGATTGAGAAGATTCATGGTAAGATAGACTTTCTGTGCTTAGATTACTTGGAGTTATTTGATCCAGGTGATGGCAAGAGATATGGAACGTCAAACGATCAAGAGAGAAAGAGGAGAGAGTCTGTAGCTAACAAATTAAAGAATATTGCAGTAGAGTTTAAAATTGCAATATTTACAGCAACTCAGGCATCAACGGTTAATCCAGAGATGTTAAACGACCCAGAATTCGTACAAACAAGATATAATATTTCTGAATTCAAAGGTGTAGTAAAGCCATTCTCATACTTCCTTACATTAAATCAAACAAAGGATGAGAAGGAGAAGAACATGATGAGGATCTATGTAGATAAGTGTAGAAAGTATGCAGGTGGCCAAACAATAAGTATTTATCAGAGATATGATAGAGAGAGGTTCTATGATAGAAAAAGAACCATTAACGAACTTTATACAAGATGAAAATAACCCTTACAAGGATACATAAGCATATCATAGATATATTCAGCCTTAATCCAGATAAAAAGTCTGGAAAGGGATGGTTAATGAGTCCAGAGGCATGCCCATGGTGTGGAAAGGATGATGAGCACCTTGGAGTAAGACTAAATAATCCTAATGGTAGATATAATAACCACATATCATTTCATTGCTTTAAGTGTGACGAAAAGGGAGGTGAATATAAATTACTTAGGGCAGTTGATCAATTACACATACTTAAGCATGGTGATTACATTGATCATTCTAAGGGGCTTGAAAAGAGGATAACGGTAACTAGAGAGGCAAGGGAAATTGCAACTCAGTCACCTACCATTAAAGAGCCTATAGGGTATAGGAGAATTGAGAGTGATGAATATCTGAACAGTAGAGGATTTGAGTCATGGCAGTATGAGTTATATAGTGTAGGTAGAACATCACTAGATCATAAACTAAAGGACTATGTGATTTTCCTAATCAAAGAAGCTGGCAAATGTAAGGGTAATGTGTCTAGGTCCACAAGATCAACAGAGTGGATTAAAGAGTACAACAGAAAGATAAAGGACTATAATGACAATAGACCAGAGGGAGAAAAGAAAAGGGCAAAGTATCTAAGATATAGGAATGATGAAGCAGAATTCGATAAGCTCCTAATGGGCATTGATGAAGTAACAACTGAAACTAGAGTTGCAATATTAGTGGAGGGAGTTATGGATAAGGCAAATGTAGATAGATTGCTGAGACTACATGAAAGCAGTAAAATAAAGTGCTTATGTACCTTTGGTAAAAAGGTTAGTGATGAGCAGATTGTTAAACTAAGCAAGTGGGGAC